AGCGAGGATGAGTTGCGCGAGCAGTTGCTGGAGTTGTTGGAGCGTAACCCGGATGTGAAGTCGATATTCGGCTCGGTTGGTTTTGGTGGCCGAGCGACGGATGTGGTTGATGGGGAGTTGACAACGGGGGTGGTGAATGACAATGACTTGCATACCAATGGAGCATCTGACGCCGGAGCGGCAGTTAATGCGCCAGATCAAAACATATATCAGAACGGAAGTGGACAGGGAACTGGAGTTCCGCAAAGCGTTGAAAAAACTGACGAAGAAAAAACGCCTCGGCGCGAAGTCAGCGAACAAGCGAAAGCGGCGCGTGCGTTGAGAAGGCCGAAGCCGAAAGCGCCGCCGGTTGTTGAAAAAACGGTTGTTTTGACTGAACGGATTGTCCTGTAAATTTAAAGGAGCATGCGATGAAAAAGGGTCCGAGTGGTAAAGCGTCTGCGGCAACGATGGGCAAGTCATACGTTGGCCCGACTGCGAAGAAGGCTGTTGATCGTCACGAGGCGGCGGTAGCGAAGGCTCACCGCGACGCGGCGAAACCTGCTGGTCCGGCGGGCAAGACGTTTAAGTACCCGGTGCGGATGGGTGACTGATGGGCTTGCGCTGCGAGTATCTTGGCGGGGTGTTGCCGGAGGAACGTGCCCTGTGTGAGCGGTTTGAGGAGCAGTTGCTTCCATACCTTGAAAAGATGGGTCCGTACATCGGAGAGCTTGCCATGGAAGGCCATGAGGTCTGCGAGGAAATCATCCTGCGGCACAACGGGATATTGCGCGGAGGGCCGCAGCAGCGCCAATGGAATTACAACCGTCTGGTGCGGTGCTTGCGAAAGTTCAAGGCTGAGTGGGCCGGCATGAAAAACGCGGTATCTGTAGTGACGCATGGGAATCTGCTGCATTGACTGCACCGCGATCACTCTCGATTGATGACGCGCTGCCGGCTGATGTTGCGGTCGCTGTAAGGAAACGGTTTCTTGATGGTAAGTGGCGACAGTGCGAACAGGAAAATCCGTTGCATTACGGGATGAAGCCACTGTCAGGAAATGCGTTGCCGGGGCAGGATGAAATATACCAAGCATCGTTTTCAAGAGATTCAAAGATTGAAAAAGACGAGTTTATTTGTGATGTTGCAAAACAACTGATGCGTACAGCAAACTGGCTTGGATTCCCATGTCGCAATGTTTCATCTATCCGCGCTTATCGTTTGGACGCTGGGAATTTTTTCAGAATGCACTCTGACAACGAAATAGCCAACGTGTCGTTTGTGTATTACCTGTCTGAAAATTGGCGGTGGGATTGGGGCGGATTGCTGTTGGCAGTTGAAGATGTGGCAAAGGTTTATTTGCCTAAATTTAATTCAATGGTGGTTATGGACGCAAAAAGCGCGGTTCCGCATACCGTTACGCAGGTTGCGCCATGGGCGAAAGAGCCACGATACATGCTGGCTGGTTTTTGCCAATGAACGCGCAGCCAAGACCAAACACGCCAGCAAGTCCTATGCGCGAGGTGGATTACCGCGCACTGCGATATCTGATGGAGCGAACTGATGGCGGGTCGCCGCTGAAAATGCAGCGCACGTTGGCGCGGTTTGACAAGGCATGGCGGCAGGGGATGCTGTATGTGCCGAAAGAAGAAACGCAGGATCAGAAGTGGTGGCGCTGCGAGGCGCGGTTCCTGATGGGCGATTACAGCGACTGGGGCGGTTGGCAGTACCGGCACCAGATGGCAACGCGGATGTGGTGGGAGAACCCGCATAAGTGCCCGGTGTGGCGTGCTGGCAGAGTAAAGCGCCTTGCAGTGGTTGGAGAGCAAGGGTTGGGGGATGAGATTTTTTTCGCGTCGTGCCTGGTTGACTTGCGCGAGCGTGTTGATGAAATTGTGATTGAGACTGAACCGAGACTGGTGAGCGTGTTTAAGAGGTCGTTTGGGATTGACGCGGTAGAAGCGAAGTTCAGGGACAGCGAGGAATTTGAAAATGGCATCGAGCGCGTGCTGCGTGAGCCGAATGAGTACGGCGCTGACGAATGGGTGACGCTTGCGGATTTGGGCAGGATCATGCGGCACAAGGATTCTGATTTCCACCGCAAGGCGTACATCACGGCTGCGCCGGAACAGATCGAGCGGTTTAAGGACTTGCGCGGTCGTATTGGGATTTCATGGCGCGGGGCGCAGGGTGAGGTTGACTGGCAGCGCATGGCAAAGGAATTTCCGAATGCGGTATCGCTGCAATACGATCAAAGCTGGGATGAGGATGTCGAGCGGCCGAAGGTTGACCTTAAAAACGATGTGGAGGGAATCCTTGGTGTGCTTGCAAACCTTGACAGGGTGGTGACTGTTAGCACAACGGTTGCGCATTTTGCGGCTGCAATGGGCGTTGAAACAGAGGTTAGATTGGCGAAGATAGGATCTGGCCGGCGTTCGCATTTGATCCCGTTTAAGTGGGTGAACCGTGCCCACCCACACGAATCGCTGTGGTATCCGAAAACAACGAGAACCTACGAATACCCGGAGAGTTGGGCGTGAAAATTGATGTGCTGATTCCCACCAGAGAGAGGCCGCACCTGGCTTTGCGCACAGCGCAATCTGCGCTTAAAACTTGCGAAGAAAAAGACAGGTTGCGTATTTTTATTGGCATCGACTGCGACGAGCCATGCGCCGATGAGTACCGAAAAGTTTGCGCGGAAAATAACATTGGCTTGTTGATTGCGCCAACGACTGGCAGCGCCCCGAAGTGCATTGACTGGATGTGGCGGCAGACCGATGGAGATGTTTTGGTAGTTGGAACTGATGATGTGATTTTCAGGACGCAAGGCTGGGATCAGTACTTGGCAAAACAGTTCACGCGGCAGCCCTACATCGTCATTAGCCCGAACGATGGTCGCAAGCGCAGGAAACTGGAGCAGCCGATTGTGACTCGCAAGTGGGCGGAACTGGCCGGTTGCCTGTTCCCGCCGTTTCATCACTTCTGCGCTGACGAGTGGGTGGAGAAGATTGCGAGCAAAACGGGGCTGTTGTGCTATTCGCTTGATATCACGATGGAACACATGCACCCAAAGTACGGAAAAGCGGAGTGGGATAACGTGTACCTGCGAAAGCGCGACGAGGCCGGGCACGCGAGGCAGATGGAGGACAAGGAACGGCTGATTGCGAGCGCCGATGATATTGAGCAAATAGCGGCGCGTATCAGCGCTGCGGCGGCGAAGTATCTGGAAGCGGCGAGTGCCTGACATGCCTGATTACACACACTACATTTCCTACCGGAAAAACGCGCATCACGGCGAGGCTGTTATCGAAGGCTTTAACGCCAAGCGTGTGCCGGTTGAAAATGCAAGGATCGCCGACCACGGAACGCACATTGTTGGCGGGCTTCAGTTTGGTTCGCTTGATCTAATGATCGAGCTTCGCGCCAATCCGAAACCGTTTCTATTCATGGACCGCGCTTATTTTGGCGGTGGCCCTGGAACGAACATGCTTCGCATTGTGCCAAATGCCTATCAGCATCACTGGATGCCGCAGGTTGACCGCTGGGCAAGGGTAAGGCAGCCGAATATCAGCGAGTGGCAAGACAGTAAGCCTAGTGATGCAATCATGGTGGTCCCTCCGTCAGCAGCTATTTGCCTGCTGTTTGATCTTGGCGATTGGTTAAAAGACACCATGCACGCGCTTGCGATGCTGACCGACAGGCCGGTGTTTATTTCGTACAAGGGCGACAGACAACCACTGGTTGAACGTTTGAAGAACTGCCATGCGGTTGTGACATGGACAAGCAATGTCGCAGTGGAAGCTGTGTGCGCTGGGGTGCCTGCGATTGTCTCCAAGCATTCTGCTGCTCGTCCGATGTGCTGCCACATTGAGACAATGGATCAACATTCGATTGAAAACCCGAAACGACCAGACAAAACAATTCGCCAGACATGGGCAAACGGCCTGACATGGGGGCAGTTTTCGCTTGAGGAAATCAGGAACGGCACGGCGAGAAAGATTATTGAGGCCGGCATGGAGGTTAAGGCTTGATGGATGCGCACGGTAACAAAATAATTATGGCGAACCGTTGCCCAACGCAGGCTGATATTGACCGCGTGACGCAAAACCTGCGAGACATTCTTCAGGCGAGAAAAATAAACACGGATGGCATTCAAATTGCCATTCACCACGAGCAAATAGGCACCGATGGGATAAGCGCGGTATGGGCCTCGGCGACGATCTAATTAGCACATCAATTGCGCGGAAAGCCTTTGCCAAGATTGGGAAGCCGGTTTGCATTGGCGATGGATCTCGCGTCGAGTGGTCTCCGGTATTTGAGAACAACCCAAAGATTGCCAAGGAAGCATTTGAAGGTTGCGTATGGGTGCGAACTTACAAAGGCGCAAGGCCGTATCTGGAGGCCAACGAGCCGGATAGGTTAGTCTACAAGCCATCGTTTCGCGTTGAACCAGGAGAGATTTATTTCTCTGACGCAGAAATGCGCATATTCAACGAGTTCAAATATTGCGTTCTGATCGAACCGAACGTGAAGCGATTGCCGCTATCCAGAAACAAGGAATGGGGTTGGCAGAAGTGGCAGCAGGTTATTGAGGCATTGCCTGAATTGCGGTTTGTGCAGATGAAAACTGGCAAGTACAAGTTGGAGGGTGTGGAACTGGTAAGCTCTCCCGGCATCCGGCACGGCTTTTCGATGGTCAGGGAGTGCGCGTTGTTTGTTGGAACTGATGGCGCATTGCATCACACTGCGGCGGCATTGGGTAAGCCTGCCGTTGTTGTTTGGGGAGGGTTGGCATCGCCAGTGAATCTTGGCTACGATACCCATGTGAATTTGCATGCCGGCTCAAAACCTTGTGGGTCAAAACTTCCTTGCATGCACTGTCAGCAGGAACTGGAAAAAATTACCGTCGATATGGTTGTAGACGCCATAAGGAAAGAGCATGGGCGCATTACCGGAAGTAGCGGCGCAGATAGCAATGGCATCAAGGCAGGACTTGGAGAACGCGCTTGCGTTGCTCAAGCGGCTTGATGAAAAGCGCAAAACAGCCAAACTTGAACACTATTCGCCATACGAGTTCCAGAAGCGGTTTCACCATTCCGAGGGATTCCAGACCCCGGGCGTGCTTGCCTCGCAGCGTGCGCTTATCGCGGCGAACCAGATTGGAAAAACCAGATGCGGCAGCATGGAAATTGCCATGCACCTTACCGGGATCTATCCTGCGTGGTGGCAGGGACAAAAGTTTAACCGACCGATTGACTGCCTTGTTGCAAGCAATACCAACGAAACGACGCGAGATATTTGCCAAGAGGCGTTGTTTGGAGACCCGTCAAACGACGATCTGCTTGGAACCGGAGCAATACCACTTCGGTGCATTGGGGAGCGCACAAGCAAGCCCGGAGTGCCAAACGCTTTCGATACCGTGCTTGTCAAGCATTTCAGTGGGGGTTGGTCAAAAGTTCAGTTCAAAGCCTATGAGCAAGGATTTAAGAAGTTCATGGGCAAACCGCGTGACGTAAATTGGCTTGATGAGGAGCCGCCGCAGGAGATTTGGTCGCAGATTGTTCGAAGCACTTTTGCTCGGAAAGACACCGTAATCTTGGTGACTCTGACGCCAGAGGAGGGCATGACGGAAGTGGTGCGGCAATTTCTTGAAAACTTGCAGAAGGGTCAGGCGTTAGTCAGGGCGACATGGGATGATGCGCCGCACATGACGCCTGATATGCGGGCAAATAAGCTCGCCTCGATACCAGCGCACGAGAGAGACATGCGCTCAAAAGGTACGCCTTTGATGGGGGCTGGAGCCGTGTTTCCGTTTAGCGAAGAACAGATTACCGTTGACCCGTTTCCGATCCCGCGCCACTGGCCGCAGATCATCGGGATCGACTTTGGCTGGTCGCACCCGTTTGCCGCCTGCAATCTGGCTTACGACCGCGATGCTGACTGCATTTACATCACGGCGGATTACCGGGAATCGAAGGTGGTTCCGGCAATTCACGCCGCTGCGGTCAGGTCGTGGGGCGCGTGGAAGCCGGTGGCGTGGCCCCATGACGGTCTGAACACGGAAAAGGGCACTGGCGAGGAATTGCGCCAAGCCTATGCCGACGAGGGTTTCCAGATGCTACCGTGGAAGGCGACTAATCCGCCCCAGGCTGGGCAAAAAGAAGGGGAAGGCGGGAATTCGGTAGAGGCGGCAATTTTGGAGATGTTTGAGCGGCTGGAGACTGGCCGGCTCAGGGTGTTCAAAACATGCAAGTTTTGGCTTGAGGAGCAAAGAGGGTATCATCGCGACAAGAACGCGAAATTGGTGAAACTGTACGATGACACGATTTCGGCATCTAGGTATGGTGTAATGATGATTCGGCATGCGCGAGTTGAGTCTGTCAAGCGCAAGTCTCAGTCGTTGATGGCAGGGGTATCCAACTGGTAGACAACATGGCCGAAAAGCGCATAACACAAGAAAATTGGGATCAGGTCGAAAAGGCTGTCAACGAGCAGCTTGAGGCCAGAAAAACCAGCGAGGATCGCAAAGACCACGAGCGCATCTGGAAGGAGGTGGACCGCCAGATCCGCATGAAACCCATGCAGCGGTTCATGGCTGACGGGAAAGAGGTTGATTTAAAGAAGGATTGGCACTCCGCGCTGGAGTTGGGGGAGCTGTCGACTGCCTCTGAGGTCATTGCCTCGGACGTAATGCGGATCATTTTTCAGCAAACATGGTTCCAGCCTCATGCCGAAATCCAGTGGCCGATAGACCAAAAAACAGGCAAACGGGCGGTCAACGACGACAGGCAGGACGTAACTGACGGGCTTTTGCGCAATCTCATGGTGCAGCAGCACAAGGATTTTGGCCTAAAAGCGCGGTTCAGGCTTTCGGTCAAAGAGTCACTGCACCACGGTGGGTTCTGCGCTGAAATACGCATGGAAGAACAGTTGCTTGTGCGCGAAGGCTCAAAAATCCGCAAAGTTTCCGCGCCAGTTTGGGTGCCTTATTCCATGTGGAATACCTACCCAGATCCGTCGCCATCGGTTATTGGGACGAATATGTTCTACACCGGGAACATGATCCTGTGCGAATACATTCCCTATTCCAAACTAAAGGAATACGCCCAAGGTGATGGCTGGATCAAAAAACGCTTGGAAATGGTCGAAAAGCGCAAGGAAGGCGACGGAAAAGACGTTGAATTGGTGAAATTCAAGGGCGATTTGTACATTGACCGCTCGACAGACGACATTTACCTGCCAAATTCGGAAGTTATCCTTGCCAACGGAAAACTGGTCTACTACGCGCCGGCCAAGTTGGATTACCCAAATGTGATTTATTCAGGCTACGAACGCCAAGATGTGCGCGACCCGTACTACACCAGCCCAATTATCAAATTGTCTCCAACGGCCAAGATTGCCACGATAGCGGCAAATATGTTCATTGACGGCTCGAAACTCAAGGTTGAACCGCCCATCGAATACGACTCAAACGACCCTGAATATGCCATGAACGGCGGTCCGGTGATTGCGCCTGGGGCAAAGACCGGAACGCGATCAGTCGGGTCCGGCATGAAGGCGCTGGATGTTGGAGAGCCGAATTACGCCTTGAGTGCCTACACACTGACAACGCAGCAGATGAAGGAAGGCCTGGGGGTTTCCTCAAACCGATCAGGAGTGCGCCAAGGCGACCGAGAGACCGCCACAGCGGCGAATCTGGCAAATCAGGGGGCAGAGGTCAGGACAATGGAGTTCGTGTCTCAACTGGAGCCGCAGGGCTTGCTGCCGTTCCTGTACATGCAGCACGACCTGAACCGCCGCGAAATGGGCGAGTACACGTTCTACAACGACGAAATGCACACGCCGGACTTCATCCGAGCGACGAAAAAAGATATCGACGCAAACGCTCACTTTGAGGTTGTGGGTTCTCGCGGCCTGCTGGGAGAAGAAAAGCGGCGCACGGCACTGAACGGCGCGGTGGCGTTTTTCTCTGGCAATCCGCTGTTTGCCGGGATGCTGGAACCTGTCGAAATCATCATGGACACGTTCCGCGAGGCCGGCAAGAAAAACCCGGAGGAATGGCTGAAAGCGCAGGATAAGGGATTGCCGCCGCAGGTACAGCAGCAAATGCAGCAGATGGGCCAGATGATCCAGCAATTGCAGGGCGAGTTGCAAAAGGCGCAATCCGGCGAGCAGGCGAAGATGGCGAAACTGCAACTGGATAAAGCAATCGCAGACATGGAACACATGGCCGCTATGCAAAAACTGGAACTGGAAAAAATCGCACTTGCTTCGCAAACTCAGTCAGAGAATCAGGATCGCCTTGCCGAGAACAAGCGTTCGCAGGATGAGTTGCGGTTGGAATACCAGCGGATGCAGCAAGACTACGAACTTGCCATGACGAAACTGAGGGCTGATTTGATGGAAAATCAGCGAGAAAGAGAATCTGCCAGAGAGCAAGCGGAGCAGAAAAACACGGAAATGCTTGCCAAGGCAATTGAAAAAATGTCAGCGCCAAAGAAAATAGTGCGAGGCGCTGATGGCAAGGCAGACAGAGTAGAGTCTGCTTAATAATCAATACTTTGGAACATTAAAAAGGAAAAGTCATGCCGAAATCCACAGCAACATGCAACAGCGTTGTGAATCTGATGTATCGAGCCACGGCATGGGCTAACGTGGCGGATAACGCTTCCAGTTCGCCCCTGACCAATACCTATGTCGGACTGCATACCGCCGATCTTACCGCTGGAACTAACCAGCAAAGCCAAAACGAGACCGCCTATACCAACTATGCTCGTGTTGCGGTGGCGCGCTCCACCGGCTGGGACGCCGCCAGCGGCGGGGCCACGGCCAACGCCGCCACGGTGAGCTTTGCCCAGTGCGGCGCATCCGGCGCAACGCTGACGCACGTTTCTGTTGGCGTCGGAAGCTCGGGCACCTCGGCCGTGTGGCATTACGGCGCTTTGAATTCGTTGCTTGCTGTATCTAGCGGCATTACCCCGCAGTTTGCAGCCGGGGCGCTGACGATTACGGAGTCCTGATGGCCGACCAGCGCAGCGCCATGGAACGCTATCTTTGGGAGCAAATCGGGCCACCGCTTTACTATTGCGCAGATTGCTTGCGATCAGTAAAGGTAGAGCCGCGTACTGATGCCGAGCCGCTGGTTACACGCCCCTGCGGTCCAGACTGCAAAGCTGGAATTATCGCCCCGCGCAAGGCCATTGCCGCCGGCGAAGGTGGTTTGAACTTCACGGATCGCGCCAAGGTTTGCTATTGGCAAGTAGCTGCGGCGCTCACCGGGCGTTGTGTGTGACCATGGCAGGATTCTCCAGAGTCGGGCAATTTGCTGATGCTGATGAGGCCGGGCAGTGCTGGGTGACTGGCTTTCGCAAGGCCGTGGCCTCGGCAGCCACAACCACCGGCGCGTGGGTGGATTACAGCTACTTTGCCGGTAGCCCAACAGCCAATTTTTATGCCTCCTCGCCTGCCGAGGCAGCGCTGGTGGAGTCCTCGCGCGGGATCTACGTGCCAAGCGTAAGCCCGGCACAGCAGCACCTGAAAGACCTGATCCTCATGTCCGGCAACACCGCCAGCGCGGTGAATGGTCGCCAGCAACTCGCGCTGTGCGATTACCTGCTTTATTACCCGTTCATCGACACCGACGCCATCGGCGAGGAACAAACGCTGTATAACTCGGTGGCGCTGCCCCGCTACAGCAGCGGGCAAGTGGTGGCGGTGGCGCAGTCGACGGCCTCGACGGTGGGGCAGTTCACGTTTAACTACACCAATCAAGACGGCGTGGCCGGGCGCACCAGCCAAAACAACTTTACATTTGCTGTGGCCGGTGGCGGGCAGGTGGTGGGCGCAAGTGGCTCTGGAGCATCGTACAACCCGTTCTGCCTGTTGCAAGCCGGTGATTCCGGTGTGCGCTCGATTGAGTCGGTCACATTCAGCGCTGCCGGCGGAGGGCTGATGGCGCTGGTGATCGTCAAGCCGCTGTTCATGGCCACCGTAACGCAGGAATCGCGCACCACGGGTGGCGTGGCTTTTGGCGCTGCCGACCAGTTTTCCTCGCTTATTCACCAGGCCGGCGCGCCTCGGTTGATGGATGGCTGCGTGCTCAATTTTTTCGCCGCCGGCTATGCCGGTTCGCTTGCCAGCTCGATGCTGGCGGGCATCCTTGAAACTGTCTGGAATTAGGAGGCCTCATGGGCTGGACTTCACAAGACGACCTTATCACGCAGCTTACCGTCAACGGCAAGGGCGACATGGTCACCACCACCAAAACGCTTTCCTCAGCCGGCACGGCGGGCGCGTGGACGCTGCTGGCAGGGCACGCTGGCTATCCAGTCGCAGCCACTTTCACCGGCTCGGACCTGGTCTACGTGCCCACCGACGACACCTGGAGCGAGGGCACCATCTACCACGGGGGCAACGTGTCCACCGCGACCAAGCATTTCCTTTCGGCTGGCGCGGTGGCTGTGGCGGCGGCGGGTGCGCCATGGTACGTGATGGCAATAGACTTGGTTGGGTTCGTGCCGTTGTCCGGCACCAACGTGTCAACCACCGGCACCAAAACCGTCACCATGACTGCGCTGGGCTCAGGCGGCGGCACGGGCGACCGCTACCCCAACGGGCAAGGCCTTCGCCTGTTTGTGGCGGCTGACACCGCGCTGGGTGCGAACGCGCCCACCTGCGTGATCAACTACCTCGACACAGGCGGCGGGGCAGGTGCCACCACCACGTTCACAAGCACGGCCTCAATGGGCATTGGGCAACTGCTGAACACTGGAGCGGCGGCAAACAAATACAACCCATTCCTGCCGTTGGCGGCGGGAGATACCGGTGTCTCCGACATCGTCAGCCTGGTGTGGTCTGGCACTGCGCATGCGTCTGGCACGGTAATCATTGGCCTGTGCAAGCCGCTGTGGACGTTGCCAATTCCGGCCACGGGCCTTTACAGCAAGATGGATTTTGTGAACGCGCTGCCGTCGATGCGCCAGATCAAAGACGGCGCAAACCTCCAGTTTCTGCTGTTTCAAACTGGCGCGACCACATCCGCAGGCACGGTGAACGTGGACTTCGACTACGGCTACGGGGGATGATATGGACCGGCGGATCCTGGAGATCGTCAACGACCTGAATCAGTGGAAGGGCAACGCCTACACGCTGGCGGCGCTGGTGGCGGAAAAGCAAAAAGAGCTGGACCGCGAGGTGCTGGCCGCATCCGCCACACCCGAGGCGGCGGAGCTGATCTAGTGGGAATTGTCGCCAACGGATGGCAGTACCGCAGCACCGGGCTGTATCATGCCGGGGCCACGCAGGTGAACAACGCCAACCCGTCGGCGCACCTGGGCAACTTCAGCCAGCCGGGGCGCATTCGCAACATCAGCGCTGGCGAGGGCATCACCAGCAGGCTGGTGGGCATCCCCTCCGGCGAGCGGCACCCAAACTGCTGGATGCTGCCGCGCAGCGCCGGCGCGCTGGCCGCGCGCAACCAGCTCACCGGCACGGGCACCATCAGCGCCACGGCGTTGGCCGTCAAACTGGCGGAGGCCTCGCTTACCGGCTCTGGTGACTTGAGCGCCATCGGAGGCCTGATCGTGCAGGCGGTGGCCGCGATCACCGGCAGCGGCACCATCACCGCCGCCGACCTGAAGGCGTTTTTGCAGGCGTCGGCTGGCCTCACTGGCACCGGCACGGTTGCGGCCACGGCAACCGGATTTGGCGCATTGGCCGCGCTGTTGACTGGCAGCGGCACAAGCGCAACGTCTACTTTAACCGGAACCGGAGAACTGGAAGCGGCGCTAGTTGTGACCGGAACCGGCCTGACTACAGGAAATGTAGGCGCTGCGGTGTGGTCTGCTATTGCAACGGCAAACAATACCGCCGGCACCATGGGGGAAAAACTAAACGACGCCGGCAGCGCCAGTAACCCATGGACTGAGGTAATTGAGAGTGGTTACACGGCAGCGGAGATCCTGCGCCTGATCGCGGCAGCGGTCCAGGGCGATGCCGCCGGTCTGGAGTCTGGTTCGCCCAGCTTCAAGGGTTTGGATGGCACCACTGAGCGTATCGCCGGCACCTACAGCAGCGGTACGCGCACAATAACGAGCCGTGACGCAACTTAGCCGTGGCGCACGGGTATTTTGGGAATTGGCTTGGAAATACTAGCGGAGTCTGGTTTGGAGCGACATCGGAGCCAGCGCCATTACCACCACAAACTGGTGGCGGCGGCGGCAGATGGCTGCCAAAAAGGTCAAACAGGGCGGAAAGACGCGCACGTGCGATATATATATCGCACGAACCGTCCTATTATTACCAGCAAATCATCAATTCCGAAGCTCCGAAATCGGTAAAGAAGGAAGCTGCGGCAGTAATCAGGCCGTATGTTGAAAAAAGAGCAAAAATCATACCGAGAGTTTCCTCGGTTGATTGGCAGCGGTTGGCAGATGACATTTATGCAGTGCAGCAATTATTCAGGATCTGGCGCGAGGAAGTAAGGCAAAGGGAGATTGACGAAGATGACGAAGAAATACTGATGCTGCTATGACGAACCCGGTAAATGCGACACTGTTGGCACAACTCAGGGAATCTCAAGAATTCCACGCTGTCATGCAGGATATGCTACATTTGCGTCCAATTACGCCAAAATACCGGCCTTGTCAAACAGCAGCAGAAGAACAAATGTTGATTGAGAAGATCAAGTTTCAAACGGGAGCCACTGAAGGTTTTGACCTTTTGTGGAATCATTTGGTGGGCAAAAAAGCAGGAAAGGACTGAAAATGGCTGACGATACCGCATCGGTAGAACAGACCGCAGATACCGCAGGAACTGAATCGACCACGACCCTTGCCGATGTTTACAAGGAATTCAACGTCGATGAAATGGCTTCAAGTTTCAAGCCAGCGCAGCAGTTGGAGCAACGGCAACAGACGCAGGTAAGAACGATCACGCCTGATTCCGTGCCGGACCCCCTTCTTGACGCGAACGGCTTCAAGCAGTTTCAAGCCAAACAAGCGCAAAGCGCAGAAGAAACAGGCAACCACCTCTCCAAACTGGCCGGGGCAGTGCAGCGAATGCAGCAAGCCCAGATCCGTGAGCAAGAGGAACGCGATATTGGTGCCGCAGTGCAGAAGATCAAAGAGGCAGGATTTGAAGCGGAAAACGACTTCATTGAAATCGCCCTCGGCCAGAAGGCCAAGCAAGACGCAAGGTTCCTCGCGGTTTTCAACAATCGCGGAAAGAATCCAGCAGCTTGGAACAAGGCTTTGGCGGCGGTTGCAAACGAGATGAAGGGCAAGTACCAGTTTCGCAGCGATCCGAACCTTGCGGCAAATGTACGAGCGGCAAAAAACTCAACTCAGACGGCGCAAACAACGGCTGCTGACCGTTCAGGCAATCCTCTTGAAAAACGCTTTGCGGACTTGAAAACTCCCGGCGAATTCAACAGGGAATGGGAGGCGTTGGTCGGGCGCGGTTACTAATGGAACAGATGTAATCGGCAAATGCGTCGTCCAAATTAAAAAAGGACGATCATGGCTTTAGTCGTAAGTAGCACATCCGCAGTAGCTCTGGGAGTCAACTTCCAGATGATGAAAGGGCTGCTCTCTGCGGCCCGCAAACGTCTGCCGTTCTTCAACGGAACGCTTCCCGGCGCTCTGGAGAAAAACGGGAGTACCGCTTCGGTGAAGTGGGAGCGTATCGACAACCTTGCGCCGGTCACAACGGCTCTTGGCATCATCGACGGCGCATCGTCATCCGTGTTCTTTGGTCGTGATTCTGTTGCGCCAACGGTCAGCAATACCTCCGTGGCAATGGCGAAGTACGGCAATGCGTTGGTTCTGCAAGAGGAACTGGAACTTGAGCAGATGAATTTCCGCTCGGCAAAGTTTCTGGACACCCTCGGCGCAAACGCAGGCGAGTCGTTGAACCTGCTGATGGAAGCCGTGTTCCGTGCCGCAACGCTGGTTCGTTACTCTACCGCTGCTGCTGGCGGTGGTGCAAACGATTCGGCTGTAACCTCGGCGATCCAGGCGAACGACATCAAGTGGGCTGTCAACAAACTTGACCGTGCCTCCGCGATGCGCTTCACCAGTGCCGGTTACGGTTCGCAGAATATCGGCACTTCGCCGATTCGCGCTTCGTACTACGGCATCTGTCACCCTGATGTGAAAGAGGATATCCGGTCAATCACCGGGTTCGCCGAAGTCACTACCTACGGCGGCTACACCGAAACCATGCCATATGAGTTCGGCGCGGTTGGTGGTGTGCGTTGGTGCGACACCGAAGTGCTGCCGATCAGCACTGCGGTAACTGGCGCGTCCACTGCTGCCGGCTCTCAGGTTCTGCGCGGCCTTGGCACCAACGGCGGTTACGATGTGTACTCAAGCTACATCTACGGGAAAGAATCTGTGGGTTCCGTGGGCTTGGGCAATATGCACGCCACCACCAGTTATGAAATGTACGACCCCAAAAACCCGCCGGCGGTTGAAGTGATTTACAAACCGATGGGCACGGTTGGAACGGACTTGTACAACGAAATTTCCACCTTGTCGTGGAAAGCGTGGTTTGCCGCGAAGATTCTGAATACAACGTGGATCACGAAAATTCGAAGCGGTGCTTCGGCGCTGTAACGGCGCTTTTGCTCCCCGGAAACGGGGGGCTTTTCAGTGCCTTCAGGCGGGTGGCTTGAAGGTAGCGAGAAGCCCAAACAGGTGGAACATAGATGACGTATCTCGAAAGCGTAGTGCGGATTCTCAGGTCTCTCGCGGTGATACGCGGCGATACTGATGCGCCAACGTCATTCTCGCAAACGCAATTGAATGCAGAATTGCAAATCGCGCAGATTGCAATTCAGAACGAGTTGATCTCCCTGATTGCTCGGCGGTTGATCCCAAAAGAGCGTAAAACTACGGGCGCTATCGCGCAGGTTGCTGGCACCGTCGAATACGATCTTGCGACTGATTTTGTCCGGCTTTACGGCAACGAGCATATCCACGACGTTACGAACAACTCGGATCTATTCCCGTATCCAGGCGGTCTTGAGCGTTTGCAACTGGCTGATTTGAACTACGCAACGAACCCCGGAACGCCTCAGTGGTTCTACTTTTCGCCGCAGAACAGCACGCAGAAAAAAGTCGGTTTGTACCCAAAGCCGCAGGCTGATGCAACGCTTCAGTACGACTACGAATGCAGCGTCCTGATAACAACGGCATCGCAGGACTTGCCGTTCCACAACGACGAGGAATGCTACACGTTCACGGAAATGGCGGGGCGCAGGTTCAAGTTTATGTGGGAGGACACCAAAGGCGAGGCGGATATTGCGCTGGTGCTTGAAAAGGATTATTCCTACAAGTCTGCTCGGGCAACGCTTTACAACCTGCTTCGCATTGGCAATCCGTCGAATTCCTATGGCGTGAAATACGCATGAACGACGTTCGCCTTTATTTTGGCGGCGGATTAAACGAGCAGGCCGCGCCTAACGTAATGGAGGCGGCGGTCGGTTCGTATAACTTCGAACTATCGAAGGACACCTACCAGCACATGCCGCGCAAGGTATGGGACTTGGAAGGCACCTTGCCAAACGGCAAACAGGTCAACGGCATCATGCAGTTGGTCACTCGCGCCGGCAACGAGTCTACGATTGTCGAGGGCGGCGGCATTGTCTATCGGTGGTCAGGTGGCAGCACATTTACTGCGGTTGGCTCCTGCGCTACGGCATCAAA